TTCTTTTTCGGTAAGGGTGAGGTTAAACACTTTGATAAAATTTAGTATTGTAAGCTCCTTCCCATGTCAGGTTGTGAATGGTAGCTGGAGCTGGGTGAGTTGATTTAATTGTTAATAATACGTTTGTATTTGCATCATAAATAGGTACTTCTCTTAATATATTATCATCTACTGTTGATGAAGCATTAGCTGCATACTGGTCAGCACCTGTTAATTCAAATAGTTCTGTATATGCAATTCTACCTGTTCTGTTTAATGTTGTTTCATATAAACCTACTGGACCAAATCCTAACTTAGCTCTATGTAAGACAAGACTAGATCTAGTATCAGCTCTGAAGTTTTCACCTACTCTAGTTACATAGTAAATAGTAGGCAAGTCAACTTGCATAGTAAACTGATGACCAATCAAAAATGTTTGACTAGACCAGTTACCATCTATTTCTAGGTTACTACCATTGATAGTTATTAATCCATATCTACCTAATTCAGTACCAGAGTCAACATCATAAGCTGCTAATTGACTTGTACTTTCTATACCAGTTGGTTTAGGAAATGTTGTCTTCTTAGTTGTAGCATTGTAAGTATTGGATGCTGTTGTTACTGACATCAAGTGATCTAAATGTACTCTATTTTCTGCAATAGCAAAAGTATTAGCGTCCATCTTAACACTATATTTAAGTAACTGATCTTTATTATTATTACGAACAACTACAAATAAATTATCATCTTGCATACAGTGGTATTGAATTGTTCCAGTCAATGTCCATCTAAACCAAGCTGCTAATTTTCTTTCTCTAATATTATCAAAGTATCTATAACCATACAGAGTTGATGTGCCTTCTTCACTGAAAAAGACTACAGAGTTTTCTCTAGAGTTAGATATAAGTTTTAAATCTTTTTCAAATAATCTAGCAACTACTGCACTCTGTTCAATTACTTCTGGTTCACCTTCTCTTTGTACTTGTGCCATCTCAAAAAACCTTGAGAACTTACCAGCATTATCTAAGAAGCCGATTGTAGTACCAAGAGAGATAGGGTTAGTTGCAAAGTTAAAGTTGTAAGTAGAAAGAGCATTGATTTTAGCTGTAGTGGGACTAAATACATCACTGTCTGTAGTGAGCATGAATTGTTGGTTTTTACTAAATAGTACTAAACCTGTGTTTACTTGAATACCATCAAAAAGAATTGCTGGATATTCTGAACTAGCTGCTATGTCTATAGGATCACTAGCTACAAGTTGTATAGCTGACTTAGCAAAGAAATTTGTAAAGTCTCCGGGACGTGACATAACAATATTTTCATCAGCAAGTATTGAAAATCTGTTTCTAAAAAACAACATCTTACTAATAGCTTTACCTATAAAACTAGGTTCAGGGTTAGTTACATCATCACCTACCAAGGCATCATCCCATTGAGGTACTGCTGGTTGTGTAACTCCACCAATACTATATGTAGATCCATCTAATTCAGTTAATCTAAAATTACTGTCAGCAGTTCTTATAAGAAGCACTGGCATTTTAGATCTTTTTAGTCTTATTAATCTTCCCGGCTTAGCACACTCTTCCCATGTACCCTCACCATCTCTACCATTATTACCAAAGAATTTAACAAAATGATTGTCTTCATCGGCAACACTATTAACTACCTCTACAACCATACCATCTTTACACTGAGAGGGCAAATCACCTACATCGTTAACTTTGCTAGTAACGACGTTTAACAGCTCTCCTACGGGCGTAGAGGCGTTAAAGGTGCTACTTCTCCTTATATGTAGTCCTGTACCAATCGTCGATATATCACTGTCAGATATATTACCCTCTGCAACTATAGCTGTTCTAATATCACCAAGGATACTTTCAGCAGTAATAGTTGTTTCTGTATCAAACGGTGTAGGTTGTGGTCTAACTAATGCAAGGTTTGCTTGAGCCTTAGATGTGCTGACAGTTTCTATGGTTACTTTATAATAAGCATCCATCATAAATACATAAAAGTAATCACCAGCTAACCAACCTTCTCCACCATGCAGTAGATCGTGTGTGGTTGTATATCTAGCTTGATATGTAACGTTAGATCCAGAACCAAAAGGAACTGATTGTCCTGTTGTAGCTATACGAAAGTATAAATTATTTCTACCGGTCTGACTACCTTGGTTAGAAGAGTTAAATATATTAACTGTGTAACTATAATTAACATCAGTTCTTGGGTTTCCACTCGTTGATTGGAGACCACCTTGAGCTCCTTCATCAACAAGAGCTGTACCAGTACTTATACTAAATATTCTAGTACCAACGTTAGGCGCAAAAGAATCTCTACCGTCTCCAGCATCCTCACCGCACCTTCCACTAGGACTATTACCTCTAGCTGCATGAGTTCTCATATAACCATTGGTATCACAGTAGTTGTTACTTGAGTTTACAAGAGTTACTTTTATACGTGTAGCTGTAGTAACTGTTTGTGTGGCTGTAGTGTCAAATAAATTTAACGCATACTGTTTTGCATAAGAGATTTTCTTTAACTCAACAAAAATTTCTTTGGTAAAATTCGTGTCAGGTTCTGTAGTAGTATCCATTTCAGTAGTAATGGATCTGTTGTTAAGATAAGTAAAGTCATTAAGAGTTAGTGTTTGTATATCTTCATCACCTGTGTGGGTTAGATATGTGTTATTTCCTATTGCATTGACTACAGTCTTCTCAGCTCCAGTTAAACAGTCCCACATTCTAACAACACCATCACGTGCTATTTGTCCTATGTACTGTTCATTTTCATCACGATAGTAGTGAAACCATCTACCGTTACTTGTAGAATTATTTGAACCATCAGATAAAGATGCCACAAACTTTCCAGCCGGTCTTTTTGTTAGTCCTTGTGTAACGTCAGGTAAGGCGTTCACCATGTCTTTCACCTGACCGGGAATCTTTTGCTCGTCAGGTTGTTGTGAAATGCCAGCCGTTAACGCTGGAATAGTTTGTGTAATGTTTGCCATTATCTAATAAGTGCTTTGTAAGGTTGATAAGATCTGTAATTACTTTCATGTGGAAAGCCAAAGAAAGAATGGTCTCCCTGTTCACAATCGTATTCTAATGCAGTTGCCTTAGTTTGTGCTTCTTGTAATTGAAGTAGTTTAACTAAGTCGCCATTAGCAACTAATTGAGTTGCAGCTCTTACGGATGCTCTAGCAATTATATATCTCTGTATAGCTGGAGGCACATCATTGAAAGCTAGTAAGTATGTTATGTCAAAATAATGATCACTAGTAAATACAAATGTATGGTGAGCATTGTCATATAACTTTCCATCTTTTCTAACTACATCTAAGTTCCTATCAGATAAACCTTCATACACATCGTACCTAAGATAGTTAGTAGGAATTAAGTAGTTGCCATTAGTATCAGGAGATACTTTTACATGATCTTCTTTGTTAAAATGCCAACCTTCGTTTTGTACATCTTTAGTGACTTCCATTAGAAGTCCATGTATTAATGCAATCTGTGGGTTAGCAAATGTGTTTACTATTTCCTGCCCTGAGTTAGTGGCATCTGTTGTTACTGTACCTAATGTGGTAACAGGTGATTGACCAATGCTACCCAATATAGAGTTAACTGCGGATAGTTCGGTATCGGTTGCTATTTGAGTAGTCATAATTTTTAAAAGTTTACTCCGCCTGAATTTGTTTCGTTAGTATTTACTTGATTAGTTTTTTTAATTCTTATTTTATCTGAAGGTGTTCTTTTACCACCACCACCAGTTTTTTTGTTTCTTTTATCTCTAGCTACTTCTAAATTGTTTTTACGATTTAAAGTATATTCTGTAGATCTACCACCTGTCTGTGTTTGTGCAGGGTTATTTATAGTAGGAGCAGACGTTCCGGAACCTAGATATTTTGCATCGTCTTTTTTACTCCATTCCATCTGTTCTCTTGCCTCTAATAAACTAAGAAGAGGACTTTCTCCCGAACCAGCTTCTCTTATTTGATTAGAAACAGAGTTAGGTTTAAATTGTTCGTCATATCTTTTTTGTTTAGCTGGTCTAAAACCTTTAGTGATTGTTCCCATCATTGGGTTTCGGCTTCCTGTAGGTGCACACATAAAAAAAAAGGGAGCAAAAGCTCCCGTATAAAGAATAAATTAGAATGCAGCGTTACCTGAAGATCCAACAGCAGCACCGGCAATAAGCTCGACACATGCAGCAGGGTTAAGGTAGTCAGCACCCATAGCCATGCGACCTAAGATCACATCGCCTTGGTAAACAACTGAAACGTCGCCTGAAGTTACTTGAACCTGTGGTCCAATAGCTTCTACAACTCCAGCTCCTTCCTTCTGAAAAATCAAACCACATGAGTTAGCGAATTCTGTTTCTGCACCGTACTCGTTGTTGATTCCAGTTACATCGTTAGCAGCGTCTTCGACAGTTTCGCCAACAAATGAACCTACGTTTGTAGGAGATGTGATTCCAGGGTTTGTTGCACCAGCAGAACCATACTTAGTACCATACTTACTGAAGAATGGAATGTTCATTGACTTGTAGATCTTGATGCCTGCAATTTCAATGATACCTTGTCCAGACTGTAAGGCTGTACCTTGTGTGTCTCTGTTGATAAGTCCGTTAGAACCTACACCTTGAATTAGTTCGTAGTACTGTCTTGGGTTAAGTACAGCTACTCTTCCGTCTTCACTAACACCTTTCTCATCTAATGCTGCGGCAGCATCGTAGAAAGCGTTGATTAGAGAAGCTGGTACATAAGCATCAGATGCTTGGTTGTTTGTACCTACACGGATTTGTGTTCCACCGGGTTCTACAAAGTTAGACTTTGTGATTGGTGAAGCAGCTCTAGCACCACGAGCGATAGATCTAAAGATTAGTCTGTCGTATTTCTGAGCAAGAGCATATCCAATCTTCTTAGATATTTCTCCTCTCAATTCATAGTGTGCTAGTGTTTCATCTAGCTCATATACAAACGCCGAACTGATTAATAGGTCGTCGCAAGTTATGGTTTTTTCAGCTACTGGAGGTGCTCCGTCGGAGTTACCCATGATGCTGTTGCCGGGTGTATGGAACTCGGCTTTTGTGTGTCCAGTGTAGATGAACTGTAAAGATTTTCCATTCTTAAGAGTTCTCTTCATAACGAGATCTCTTGCGATTGCATTGTGCTGGAAGCCTTTAAACATTTCTCCACTGAACAATTTAAGGTAGAGTGCTCTAGCGTCGCCTGTACTATTTGACTGACCCGGACGGGTTAGTTGGGCTAACTGAGAACTACCTGAATTTTGTTGTGCCATTGTTTATGGTAAAAATAAAGGGTATATTGTATTGTTCCTAACGTTAGAATTGTTGCAGTCTTAATTAGTCTAACCTGAGACTGACAGGTTTTGTGGTCTTTTCCCACCGTCGACGGCTTAAAGGTATCCTCCTCGGAGGGCTTTAGCCAAATTGAATAGGGAGGACTTGCACCTCCCAGACCGCTTAACCGATTATTCTTGTGTAAGACACGCCACGATATACGAAAGTAACTTTCATCATTAGCTCCATATACCTAGACCCCGTTCCATGTCTAGGATTCATGCGTCCCAGTTGGGATGAACGGACGTGGCATCCAGTGTCGGGTGACACCAGAAATAATAAAGATATTAGTTATCAGAGTTATCAGAGTTAGAAAGTTCTTTATCAGTTTCTTTCTTCTCTTTTTCTTCTTCATTCCAAAAGCCATAACGGGTGACGTTTGCTTTACCAAAAGCTCCTTCAGATTGCTGTGACATTATCCTATTGTAGGAGCAGTCAAAGCTACTGTTGTAGATTCAGTTGAAGCTAAGTCTAATGGGAAGTTGTGAGCGTTACGTTCGTGCATTACTTCCATACCTAAAGACTGTCTGTTTAAAACATCAGCCCATGTAGGAATTACATTTCCACTAGCATCAACTACTGACTGGTTAAAGTTAAAACCATTCAAGTTAAATGCCATTGTGCAGATACCCATAGATGTTAGCCATATGCCAATAACCGGGAAAGCACCAAGAAAGAAATGAAGAGCACGAGAGTTATTGAAAGACGCATATTGAAATATTAGTCTGCCGAAGTAGCCGTGAGCTGCAACGATGTTATAAGTCTCCTCTTCCTGACCAAATTTATAGCCATAGTTCTGTGATACATCTTCTGTTGTTTCCTTAATAATTGAGGAAGTAACAAGAGATCCGTGCATAGCAGCGAAAAGAGATCCACCGAATACCCCAGCAACACCGAGCATGTGGAACGGATGCATAAGGATATTGTGTTCT